TGCTTTTACTCTAACACTAAAAAAGAGATTGAAGATCAGTTACAATTGTTAGACGACTTTAGTATCTAAGATGAGGACCCTGGATGTCCATAAACTCGGCAAATCCACATAATCCTAATAATCAAATGTCTTTCGGTAATCTAAAAGAACAAAGAAATTCAATCTTCCAGAAGCTTCAGAAGCAACTGGATGATAGTACCAAACAAGGTACGGTTGACGATCGGTTTTGGAAACCAACAACCGATAAAGCAGGAAACGGCTTCGCTGTTATTCGTTTCCTTCCAGCTTCAGATGGAGAAGATATGCCATTTGTGAAGCTATACTCTCACGCCTTCCAAGGTCCTGGTGGTTGGTACATTGAGAACTCCCTGACTACACTCGGTAAGGACGACCCCCTGGGTGAGTACAATCGTGAGCTGTGGAACTCTGGCGACGAGTCCCTGAAGGAGCAAGTCCGTAAGCAGAAGCGTAAGCTCTCCTACTACAGCAACGTTTACATTGTTAAGGATCCTGGCAATCCTGAGAACGAAGGTAAGGTATTCCTCTTCCGTTATGGTAAGAAGATTCACGACAAGATCATGGATGCCGTCAATGGTGACGCCTTAGAAGGACGTGAAGGAATCAATCCTTTCTGTTTCTGGACTGGAGCTGACTTCAAACTTCGCATCAAGAAAGTTGCCGGTTACCCCAACTACGACTCCTCTGAATTTATGAGTGCAGGAACTCTTGAGGATCACGATGATGCTCAACTCGAAGCAATTTGGAAGAGACAATTCTCACTCACAAACTTGGTAGCACCAGATAAGTTTAAGACCTACGACCAACTGAAAGAACGGTTGGATAAAGTTCTTGGCAGGAAAGCTCAACCACTTCAGGAAGCACCAGCTCCTAAGGTTGAAGTTGCCGACACTCTTTCTGAGCGTCCTACCTTCAATAAAGAAGAGGAAGTCAGGGAAGAAGAAGAAGAGCAGGAAGACAGCGTTATGGAATATTTCCGCCGTCTTTCACAAGAGTGATTACTTCGGTAAGACGTCTGTGATTGAGATGAAACTTCTCTGAGATGGGGTGTTACGACCACCAATCTTCACCTCTCTCAAATAATCATAGATGTATTTGGAATCGAGAATAAAGATGTTAGACTTGTCATCGTTTAGATTCTTTTCAAAATCGAAATTCGTCACCAAGGCTGGCTGTGATGTCAGCCTTGCATTACTTCCAGGTGACGATGGATACTCATACAAGAACGATTCTGGAACAACTAACCCTCCAGGAAGTACAAGATTGCCATCATTATCGAGCGTCTCTACGGTCTCATAATGATGTGCTTCTTCTATGCCTTCCGCACCTCCATACTTTTTATTACAATATTCTTCTAACTCTCTGTAAGAAAGCGGCCACTGATTATAGTAATCAGTGATGTCATTGATTTGTAGAATCATCCAATAGAATTGTTCATCACCATACTGTTCATAAGAAATCTGATCAGGCCTTTCTCCATCTTTAACAACATATTCAATGTAGAGAGTATCTTCGCGGTAGATATCATCCCTAACTTTCATTAGGTGGAAGTAATCTTTATTCTTAACGTAGTTAACAATGCCTGCCTTATTGGCACTGATGGCATATTCTACATCACTGAGATATGAAAAGTAATTTGGAGTAGACATTAGAATCCTTGGTTAGTAGGTGCAGAATCGTGATCTTCCTGGAGGATAATATCCACTTCTTGGAATTGCAAGGAAAGTGAAGTCGCGACTGGCATACCATCTGTGAATGAATTGTGCATCGAAGATGATGCATTTGCCTTCACAATGACATTTGAAAGTGCTGCTCTTTTGAATGCGTTCATATTAGGATTCTGAGATCCATTCGACATATAAGTTACTTGCCACACATTCGGAACTTTCAACAACCCATTGTTGAGGTTTGATGGTGAGCTAAGTTTCTTAAACTCCTTAATGATATTATTAATTTGTTGAGACTCTCCAGTGTTCTTTGGAATGAATTGAAATTCGAAACTGAACTGCCTTTGTTGGGGACCTTGATATGCCAGCTCAACATTTGGGTTATAAATTTGTCCACGAGTTACTGCCATTATCTGAGCGGCAGAACCAGGAAGAACAGTAGCTACAGCATTCATTCCAAGTTGTCTCATTATAGGCCCAGCATCATCTTTGATACTTTCAAATCTACTCTTTACTCTATCAACGACGCCATTGACATCAATCTCATTCGCATACACACCATCAGCAATATCACCGGCAAGTCCCCCAACCTGTCTACCAAGAGCACCTTCACCAAAGCTAAAGGTTCCCCAACTGTTTCCATTAGCAATTCCAGGAGTTGAGTTTGGCATGTATAACATAATTCTAGATCCCACTGGAGGGCCTGCCTCTCCACTCGCATTGGATCGGTACTCATGTGCCTGAAAAGTCACATAATCAGAGATATTGAAGTTGAGATCTGATGGATATCTTAGTGTCATGTGCCTTTGAAATGAGCGATTGGATAATCTCTTATAATGGGAACTTCATCTTCTTTGATTTCATATAGGTTAGTAACTACTTCATTCCAACTATAGTTTCTCTGCATTCCCCAATGGAAATTAAACCCAGAGAAACCCCACTTATACACTCCACTGCATACTACAAAGGGGTTACGATCATAACGAATGTTGCGAGTCTTTGCTTTATAAACAAACACATAGTATTTAGATACTTCTGGCACAATGACAGATGGAGTTACTGTTTGTATCAATAACCTCATGTTGGTGTCTGGGCTTCTTTGGTTGGCACCCTCCAAAATGCCATCAAAACGATTCATTGTAACTGACCGATATTACCACTCACATCTTCTAAGGTATACGATTCATATGTAAACGCCACATCGAAGGTGGTATAAGTATCAATCGCATCCGATGCAAGTGAAACAGGACCAAGACTAATTGGATAAGCTTTGATGAATTTTACTTTCAATACTTGCTTATAGTTTGCATTTGGTTCGGAAGAACCAGTAATTCCTCTTGCATCATCTGGCAATTCCAACTTCAACATCTCCATATCAGATGTAAAGCTATCATAATAATTCATCCTCTGAGATCGAGCACCCTGAAGTTGTGCAGCCCCAAACGCAGTTTGGTCAAACCAACCTCTCAAATCTTTATAAGTGCTAAAGTCACTATTCTCAATGATTGTCATTGTGAATGGTTTACCAAACATAACAGCAGTCGGTTGCTCTCTCACAATATTCATATTCTCGTGACCGGCAGCCACGATTGTATCCAACCTCACCTCTGGAATCGAAGTAGCAGCACAGAAGAAGTTGATATAATCATTTGTTTCTCGGCTGACACGAGGCACCCTTACAGAAAACAGTGTGGGTCTAGATACACTCTTTCCTAATAATGCCCTCGCCTGCTCGTACGACATCCTTTTATAAATATGGTATATCTTTATTTATGAAGGAATGCCCCAACATTATCAGGGATTCTTTAGACCGCGAAACCCAGAGAAATATAAAGGAAACCCCTCCAATATTGTATATCGATCGTCATGGGAGAAGGTGTTTATGAATTATGTGGATCTCAGGGAAGACATTCAACAATGGCAATCTGAAGAAATTATAATCCCATACTACGATCCTATCAAAAAGAAAAGAAGAAGATATTATCCAGACTTTCTTATCAAATACAAAAACAGTAAAGGTCACACTATCACTGAGTTGATTGAGATAAAACCATATAAGGAAGTTATAGGGCCACCAGAGAAACCAAAGAGAAAAACAAAGAGTTGGATGTATGCTGTACAAACATACATCAACAACCAAGCAAAGTGGAAAGCTGCAGAAGAATACTGCGAAAACAGAGGTTGGAGGTTTCGCATTATAACTGAAAACGAGTTAGGAATCAACCATAAATAATAGAAATTGTAATGATTTGTTATGGCAATCCCAAAGCCCAATCGCCCAGAATATAGCGCTACGATTCCATCAACTGGAAAACGCATTAAGTATCAACCTTTCAGTGTAAAAGAAGAAAAGGTATTGATTCTTGCAGCAGAAAGTCAAGATGTTGATGAGGTTTCTAATGCAATCTCAAAGGTACTTACCAATTGCATCACCTCACCAGCTGGAATCAAAGTAGAAGAACTCGCTCTGTTTGACATTGAGTATCTCTTTCTAAGATGTCGAGCAAAGTCTGTAGGAGAAAGTGTCACTGTAAAAATTACAGATCCTTCCGATCCTGATTACACCGTCGATCATAAGATTGAGATTGATAAAATTCAAGTACACAGAGATAAGAACCATAAAGATTTGATTGAGATTGATGATAAAATCAAACTGAAGATGAAGTATCCAGACATCAGTTTCTTCTCTGAAGGTGTTGATGTGTCTGATGTGAACTCTGGAGTGAATACAATTGGTAGATGTGTTTCTCAGATCGTTGTTGAGGATGAAGAATATAACAGAGAAGACATGACGGATCAGGAAGTTCAGGAATGGCTCGAGTCTCTGACGTCTGCTCAATTCGGAAAGGTGAGAGAATTCTTTGACACTATGCCTCGGTTGAAGCATTCTATTACTCTCAAGAATAAGAAATCAGGAGAAAACTTTACGGTTGTTTTGGAGGGACTGGCTGATTTTTTCTAATGGCGATGATGCACACTGATTTGCTCCACTATTACGAGCGTCTATTCGCCTTCAAACAATATCACCAGTGGAACATTCACGAGATTGAAGAACTCATTCCGTGGGAATTTGATGTTATGACTTCACTTCTTTCTAACTATCTGGAAACGAAAGAGATGAGAAGGAAACAAGCTCTAAATCAGAGATAAATAAAAGAAAACGCAAAGTATCATGGAAGGCGCTGATCTCAGCAGAATGCTAACTCCAGTATCTCAAGGAGTTGTATCGTTAGCAGGAACGATAAACAAACTCTACGAGGTGGAGACGAAGCAACTTGCTGCACAGCAACAGGATAATAAGCAAGCTGAAGTCAGTAATGAGTATCTGAAAAAGATACTCACACTTCAAGTTAAAGAAAACAAGCAAGAAACTAAAGAAAAGAAAAGAGCTGCCAGAGACTCTAAGAGAAGAAAGGCAGACGCATCTCTCCTCAAGAACATCATGGGAGGAGGAAAGAAGGCAGGTAAGAAAAAGCAAAAGGGACTCTTTGATTGGATTAAAGATGCCCTCGGTGGTTTGTTTAGTATCGGTGGAGGAAAACTTGCTGCTTTGCTTGGTCTTGGCGCGCTTGGTATTGCCATTGGTGGTGCAATCGCCGCTTATATTGGAAGTCCAAAATTCAGAAAAGCTGTCAACAAATACATCTTTACTCCACTTGGTAACTTCATTAAGGATACTCTTATTCCTCAACTACAAAAAGCTCTTATGGGGCTTGGTGGTATAATCAAAGATACACTCCAAAATAATTTTCCAGACATCTTTGGATCTCGTCAAGTTCAGAAACCAACTAGTACTCAAGAGAAGGCTGAGGCTGTTGAAGATTGGTTGACTAAGTTTTTCACAGGAAAGAAAACTTCCCAACTAACCCGAGAAACTACTCGCATTTCTCGTGCGATGAATGAAAAACTTTTGAATTCTTACTACGAAGGAGATGAGAAGAAAAGAGAATTCTATGAAGATGCAAAAGAAGAAGTTGATACATTTCAGACTCTGTCATCCGAAATGGATGCTATCACTCATAAACTCGAAAAGACTCGCGCAGCTCTGAGAAGGGGTGGATTCAATGAAGCCCAAACAGCTGCGATGGAAAAGGAACTTCAAGATCAGCTGATCAATTACGCTCAAAAAGAAAAACAACTCAACGCCCAAAAAGAAAAGTTGGTGGAGTTGCAAGAAAAAGAAATTGAGGTTCTTGAAGAAAACTTCAGATTGAGGAATGAAGCTGGGGGATCAAGCTCCATGCATCGCCGAGATGATGCTCTCTTCGAAGACTTCATTCTACTCAAAAAACAAAGAGGTGGACCTATCAACGTTCCGGGCACAGGAACTGGGGACAAAATTCCCATGCTTCTGCCTGGTGGTTCCTTTGTGATGAACAGAAATGCATCTGCGATGCTTCAGGAAGGTGGATTAGTTCCTACACTTCTGGAGCCTGGCGAGAAGGTGTTTGGGCCAGGTCAGTGGAACCCAATGCACCAACTGTTCAACTCTATGGTGCCACGTTTTCAGGAAGGAGGACCAGTTTCCGAAACAGGAACAGGAAGAGATGGTTCTGAAGATGCCCCAGGAAACGCAACTCACGAATATCTCACCAAACTAAATGATAAAAATATCAATAAAGTAAGTGCTCCTCCAGGGATGTGTGTCACTGGATCATTGGAAACAATGCAAGCCAGTGGTGTTCCTAATCCAGCCGCCACTGGACAAGATGTAGGAAACAATCCTCGCGGAATGATTTCTCAATTGGTTAATGATTTTGGTTGGAAATCGATGTCATTTGGCCAAAGTAAAACTTTGAATAGTCCTTATGGTGATGCTAATGTCAATGTAATGAGTCGTTCTCAGTGGGAACGATCAGTTAATGATGGGTTAATTCCCAGTGGCGCTCTCATTTTCCAAACTCGGCACAGCGATTGGAATTCAACATCACCGGGTTCTAGTGGTTATGATGCAGCAATTGCTCAAAAGAAAGGCAATGGACTGTGGAATGGACAAGAGTTAGGTAGTCTCGTTTATGGAAACACGAAAGGTGTTATTTCCCTAACTCCCACTGGAAAGGCAGCAAAACCTGGAGATCCCGGTGAAGATAATTTTATGGATATGGCAGGAAATTTAATAAAAAATGCACTTGGTGGTGACATTATGAGTATGGTAGGATCAATCGCAGGACCTGTTGGTGAGTTATTGACGGGAGTATTCAAAGCTGCAATTACTACACTTGGTGGTCCTCTGTTGTCTCTGATGGGTCTTGGTGGACTCATTGCACCAGCTGGTGCAGCAACACTACCAAATCAATTCAATAACGTGGATAGTGTCACTGGAGAAGCAGATGGCAATATGGTAGAGGGAGCTAAGATGCTTATGAAAGCAGGAATTCCCAAACTTGGAGCTGCATACCTTGCCGGTAATATCATGCAGGAGTCCTCCTGGAATGGTCAACGAGACTGGGGCGAAGTTGCTGGTGACGGAACCAGCAGAAATGGCGGTCTTGTTTCTTGGGCATCTTGGGCAGATGATCCAGCTCGTCTAGGTAAGATTGAGAAACATTTAGGAAAGAACATCTCAGAGGCATCAGATTCTGAACAACTAGATGCAATGTTATGGGAGATGAAGAAGGATTATCCAGGAGCATACTCCACCTTTACGAATCCAAACGCATCCAGAGCAGATCTCAGAAGAGCCTCCAAAGAATATTGGGGATATGGAGAAGAAGGAGCGAGATATCAATACTCAGAACAGGCGCTCGCAAAACTTCAAAAGGGTGGCATTGCTAGCATGAGAGGATCTCAATCCGCAAGTGATTCAAGATTCAAAAAAGCACAAGAAGAATTTGCTGCCAGTATCGCAGAAGCAGCAAAACCCATTGTTATTCCTGTTCCTACCGGCGCCGGTGGTGGTCATGGAGGTAGTGTTATATCTAATCCTGGCAACCAGACTTCACCGCCGCAACTGCCAGATGGACCTTCCAGTGTTCAATCTGCTGAATACTTCTACCGTCTCTCCCTCGGATCTGTATACTGATGAATGACTTTACCGACCCCACACAATTTACCATCGATACAATTACAATTGATGGTAAAGATGTGATTGGATTATTCTTTGCGATTTCATTGTATGAAAACATTTTCAGTCCTGTGATTACAGGAAACATCACTTTGATGGACACTGATGGTGCTGGATTTATTGAAGAACAAGGACTTGAGTTCATCGAAGAGATTGAAATGTCGTTTCAGAATGCCAATGGAGACCAACTTCAATTCACTGGCGATCTCAATGGTTTGAGAAACGAAGCGATCAAGAACCAAAAGAGGATGTACACTGTTGATTTCACTTCCAAATCTGTGAGGCAAAATGAACAAACTTTTATTATGGAAAAGTTTAATCAGAAATCACCAGAGGATGTCGTTAGACAAATGGTTGAGGAAGAGTTATCAGGACAAATGGAGAAGAGTCAGGGTAATGGATTACCAATGACCTTTACTGGTGGTAACAAAAGACCCACAGACATCATTGAATATGTACTCACTCATGGTGTAACTCAAAAGTCCGAAGAGAACTCTGGGCAATCCAAAGAGGGCACTACCAAAGGCACCACTGGTTTCTTATGTTGGGAAACATTGAGTGGATACAGATTCTCTGACATTGATACACTTCTAGATAGTGGAGCAGGACAATCTCATAGTGATTTCAAAATACAACTTGCCAATCATTCACTCTCTATGGATGAAGCGATGAAAGGCATCATTGATTATGATTTCAAACAGATTGGAGATTTCCAATCCAAACTTCGCTCTGGTGGATTCAAGAATAGAGTTGTCACATTTGATATGGATACTGGACAATACACAGAACTCACATATGATGATACCGAAAACATGACACAGAAGCAGCAGGAGGCAGTAAAGAATCCAAGTCGTGTTATGACGAAGATGGTTACAAATGAAAGATACGAAAACAGTTGTCAGATATCACAACCCAACACAGGAGATCAAAGTAAGAAGTATCTCTCACAGAATGCCGTAAGACAAAACACATTCAACGACCAAACTGGAAACTTTGTTATTCCTCCTCACTATGGCATTCGTGCTGGTGATGTATTGGAAGTGAAGATTCCTAAGGTTGAAAGTGAAAAAGGTGGTGGATATAACGAGAAGCATTCTGGTAGGTATATCATCAAGCAGGTTGGACATCACATGATGGTCGACGGGCGCTCATATACCAAAATAAATACAGTTAGATCTACAACTCAACAAGACGACGCGAGTTCACAATGACAGATGTAATGCCTAGTGTCCGTTCTGATTTCTTTGGAAAGGATGGATTTGTACCATTTATTGGAACCGTCGAAGATGTAGATGACCCGAAGAGGGCAGGGCGAGTAAAGGTTCGTTGTGTTGGGTGGCACCCCAAAGAATCCCAAGGTCAGAAGGGAGTGAAGACAGAAGACCTTCCATGGGCAAGGGTTGGAGCACCTACCACACACCCCCAGACGGGTCGTGTAGGGGGGAAACATGGTCTCCTGGTGGGGTCGTGGGTGTTTGGGTGCTTCCTCGATGGAGAGGACGCTCAGGACCCATTCGTCATCACTTCCTTCCCTCTCACCGCTGGTGCGGTTGGACAGAACAACAAAGAAAGATTAGAAGGAGAATCAACTCTCCCAGAAGGAAAAGAAGGATTTGGCATTTACGAAAACAATGCCAATTCACCAAACAATAACATCAGAACAACACAGGAAAAAGGACAGAGAGATCCTTCTGAAAGTAGCGATCCTGCTGGTTCCTCTCCATCTCTTGATGATAGTATGGATGGCACCTGTTTCCAAAAGAGAAAGTCGGCATCTTCCGAAAGTCGAATGGAAACAGAATTCGGAAACACAGATCATGGATCTGTCGATAGTCAGGATTATGAAGTAGCAAAGGGAGATGGACAATGTGGTGCTGCTGCCAATGGTAGGGAGGATATTCAGAGAAAGATTAAAGAACAGATGCCATCACAACAGGATAGGTATCTCTACAATGATGCTGTATGGAGTAACCTAACAGGCAACTATATCGATCTAAATGGCATTCTGATGAAGTTGTCTTTGGATATTTGTTCTATGCTGAAGTTTGTTCTCAACAGCAAGAAGGCACAAGAAGAAGATCAACAAAATCGAACAAACAAATCATCACAACTCACCGCGGCGCCAGATAGGGATGGATCGGAGAGTGGTACAAGACAACAGGCAGACAAACAGACAACTCGTAAAGACGATCAGTTTCACGCCATCTATGCTGAGTCGATGATTGACATGTTGTGTCAATTGATTATGTCGATGCTTCAAAACACCAACAATGGTGGTGGGGGAGAC